AGCCTCAAGTACGCAGTTATGCGTAATACTCAAGAGGTCAAATGAAGGTAAGGTGCCAAGAGGCTGCCCTACCGTCCATTTGGTTGGAACCCCTCCATTATAATAGGTCCCACGAGCTGCTTCCAAGAAGCAAGCCCATGACTTCCTATATATAGATGGAATTGAGCCATGGCTCAATAGAGTATCTACGATATACCTTCCCCACTCCAAAGGAAGGTTATCTGTTGCTTGAGACAGGTCAACAGAACCGATGTACAGACGAGGGCTGCTAACCCTACTACTGATTCTGTCATCGAATCGACCCTGATCAAACGTACAATCTTTTGGCAACCTTTTGACAACAGTCTCAAGGAGCCTCTGGATTGGGAGACATCCCATTTGGATGAACCTATTAGGAACACCAATGGGACGACGTTTGATCGTACCCTTCTTTGGGATATGATGAATATCACCAACCATAAGGGTATAGTCATTGGGGTCGGACTGGGGGTTAAAATCCTTATGACCTTCAAAGAGATCATATGGACCAAAACCTGCCAGTTGCACGATATACCGAACAGTTTCGGCGGAGATAGGAGAATATTCTCCTAAAGGAACAGTATTATCCCTGTTGCCTAGTGACTGGGCAGCACGGAACCACTGATCTAGGGCCATCAGGTCCTTCTCCAGTGCAGCAGAAGTCAATTCATTCACATCGTAGTCCTTGTAGACTTCGGGGAATGGAAATCGTTCTGTCCTGACACTTTCTATCATGCTCTCTGCAGCGGGCACATTCTTATTCATGAGCAGGATCCAGCGCCATTTACGGCGGTAAGCATCCAACTCATCATAGGTATGTGCGTGAACTAACTCCCTCCATTTTCTGACTTCACCACAGGACACTTCATGGTATACGTTCCATGAGTGTCTGGCGTCTGTCATACTTCTGGAAAGGACAAAGTTCAGCCAAGCGATAAGCCAATAGGGTACTTGAGTTTTCACTCTTTCTCTACGGCTATCGAGGTACTGCTTCTGTTGTTCCGCAGACTCTTGAACCGTGACCAACGGTTCACGAGGTCCTACATACATCTTGAGCAAGTTCAGCATATACATAGGATGACTATCCATGTATAGCAGAATACGTCTCACCCATCCTTTATGGGATAAAGGTATGTTTCGGACAAACTTCTCGCGATTGTAACCGCGATTAGGATCTGCTCGGTAAGCTAAGCAGCACTCGCTGATGGTCTTAAACCGATCAGCAGCATACTTAGGTCCATTGTGCTCATTCAGTCGAACATACACATTCAGCAGGTATCTTTTCAGATCCTTACTGATTGGTATTGACATGAATATAACCCTGTTCACGTATGTTGGAATTTTCATTCCTCACCTCCTGGCCTTACAAGCGGCCTTGAGT